GACGACAAATTAGTTGCTGCTCAAATTTCTAACCTATTTTATGGTACTGATTTACTATCTGATGATACAAATATTAAGATGCTTGATATGACTCAGCTTGATGGTTCAGACAATATGAGAGTTGTTGCTAAGTTCTCAGGAGGTGTACAAATAGGAATTGGTGCTGACGCAGTTCAACAAAACTAATAACTGATTAAATGGAGAGAGGGTTTATCCCTCTTTCCTTAACTTTAAAAAAAATAATATGTCTTGTAATTTAACAAAAGGAAGAAATATAACTTGTAGAGATACAGTTGGTGAGGTAAAGGCAATTTACTTTGCACAGTTTGATGAGGTTGCATCTTATGTAACTGCTTCAGGCGAATTAACTGACTTTGACTTGGGTGGTTCTGATGACATATATAAATACACTTTAAAGAGGGGTACTGCTTCTTGTACAGAAACTTTAACAGGTTCTAGTGAGAATGGTACAGTATTTTATACTCCATCAGTTAATATCAAACTACACAAACTAACAAAAGAAGATCAAAATCAAGTAAAGTTATTAGCTTCTAATAGATTGGTTATCTTCTTAGAATTAAACGAAGTACTAACGGCTAACTCACATAATGTGTTATTAGCTTTAGGACTAGAAAATGGAATGGAACTAAACGCAGGTACTAACGCAACAGGAACTGCATTTGGCGATATGAATGGTTACGACTGGACATTTGATGGTATGGAAAGAGATGCTATGGTAACAGTAGCTGACTATACTACAAATCCACTAGACAATTCTGCATTTACATTTAATAGTATAATAACTACGTAAACTATTGTTTTCATATTTCTTAGAGGGCTACTTAGGTAGTCCTTTTTTTTTATCAAACAAAAAAGACTTTTTTCTATTATATAGTAAGTAAACAATTATGATACACGCAACAACAGATTCTAATGCAACTTTTATAGTAACGACAGAAGAAAAAAGAATAGATACTAGTGTACCATCTTCGCAGATAAGATATTTGTTTAAATTAACAAATGATATGTCTGAGAATGTTGTTTATGCTTACGGACAAGGACAGTCGGTAAATGATAGATATACAAAGGTTGAAATTTTATCAGGTGCTAATAGTGTATATACAGGAACAGTAAATTTTAGTCCTAGTGGTTATTGGACTTATGAAATATTTGAGGTGTCTTGGCAAGGTTCAAGTGTAGTGTTAAGTGATACTACTGCACCCAAAACAGAAACAGAAGTATTAACTCCTGTTGCAAATACTAAAGGAGTTGTTAAAGGAAGTATAGAAAAAGGAAAATTAAACGTAGCAGAAGCATCAGGATCAGAAGAAGTACAATATACAGAACACTCTGCACCAACTGGTACGAATTACATATATGTTAGTTAAATAAATAAAAAAAATGGGAATAAAAAATACACAAGTTTTATTAAATGAACAATTAGGTCAGCAAAACGGAGTAGAAATATTTACAACTGCTGCACAAACAGGTAAAGATTATTATGCTATTTACTTTGTAAAAGAAAGTGTAATAGGTACTATCACTATGACTGATTCAACAGGTTCTAGTGCTTTACACACAACTGTACCAGCAGGTATGACTTTGTTTGGTAAAGTAACTGCAATTACACTTACAAGTGGTTTAGCTATTGCATACAAAAACTAAGAAATGAAATTAGCATTAGGACTATCTTTACCTACAAGTAACAAGGGAGGTCTTACACCTACTCAGATACAGGTTAATGACTTTGAAGCTAGGGTTATTGCTGATGGTGGAGTATTTGAAGCTAAGGCTTGTTTAGTAGACCAATTAAAAACTTTAAATAATATAGCATGAGTTTATTAGATGATGTAAGTGTTGTAGTAACTCCAAACGGATATAAAGCAGGAACTTTGTATAGTGTTTTACCAACTGCAATTGCAGGTAGTGAATTAGTGCAAGACAGTAATTTTACTTTAACAGGAACACAAGCACAAAACACAGCGGGAACATATTGGGTTACTTATGCAGGTTGGACAATATCAGGTGGTAAAGCATTAAGAAGTGGTGTATCAAGTAATACTCCTATTGCTCAAAATGTACCAGTTGTAAATGGTAAGGTATATAAATTTTCTTACACTAGAACTTATGCATCAGGTAATGGCGAAACAAACTTATTTGTTCAAACAGATGGTAGTAATTATGTTACTTTAGGTAGTTATACTTCAACTGTTGTAGAAGAACATACAGTTACTGGAACATTTGTAGCAGGTTTTACAGGTAATATATTTTGGCAGCTTTATGGTATTGGAACATTTGCGGGATCAGTTGATAATATATCAGTAAAAGAATGGTCGGGTGCAGATATGGAAGTTACTAGAGCAACTGCTGCTACAAGAGTAGATGAGAATGGTTTAGTAAATTATGCTGAGGTTTTAGGTAGTGAAAAAGTATCTTGTGGTAGTTTTGATTGTGCAGACCCTAATGCAGAATGGATTACAGAAGCAGGTTGGAGTTTTAGTGGAGGTAATGCAAATAGAACTAATACAGGAACATTTACTGCTTTACAACAAAATATATTAGAAAGTGGTAAAACATACAAAGTAACATTTACTATAAGTTCTATTACAAGTGGGGAGATTTATGGTATAAGATTAGGTTCAAACTATATATTAAGAGATAAATCAACGACAGGCACATATACAGGGTATGGAACTGCAAACGGCACAACATTATCTATTATGGGTAATCAAACTTTTGCAGGTTCAGTAGATAATATATCAGTAAAAGAAGAAACAAGAGATAACGTACCTCGTATAGACTACACAGGAGGAGGTTGTCCACATATATTAGCAGAGCCACAGAGGACTAATACAGAAACTAAAAGTAATGGGTTTTCTACTTGGGCAGCTAATAGTAATATAACAAGAACAGCAGATTATATAACATCTCCTGATGGCACACAAAATGCTACAAGATTACAATTTACTGCTAATGGGTTTACTGCTAATACTGCACAAACAGCTTCAGCACAAAACACAGTTTCTTGTTATGCAAAAAGAAATGATAGTGGTACTCAAAGTATTGGTTTTTTTAAAAATGGTAGTGGTACAGTAGATAGTGCTTGGTCGCTTACAAGTGATTGGAAAAGATTTACATATACTTATACTGCTGCTTCAGGTTTCGGTTATGTTGGAATTGCAGGAGATAGTGGTGCTGATGTTTCTGTATTTGGATTTCAAACAGAAGCAGCATCTTACGCTACATCATACATACCAACATCAGGAAGTACAGTTACAAGAAACCAAGACGTCTTTAAAAGAGATGGTATAGCTAGTTTAATTAATAGTCCCGAGGGGGTTTTGTTTGTTGAGATGGCTTTATTAATTGATGATGATAGTAATAAATATATTACTTTAACAGATGTTCTAGGAGCAAATAAAGTGCAAATTGATTTTGATTATTCCTCATCAAGACTTCAATATGTAGTGGTTAGTGGAGGGGTAACACAATGTAATATAAAAATATCATATGCAGGTACTAATATGGATAAACTTGCCTTTAAATGGAAAGAAAATGATTTTGCTGTTTGGATAAATGGAGTAGAAAGAGGAACTGATACAAGTGGTTCAGCATCGATAGGTTTAAATACTTTAAAGTTAAGTGCTCCTTCAGGTAGTAACAATTTCAACGGCAAAGTAAAACAACTACAAGTATATAAAACAGCATTAACAGATACACAACTAGCAGCTTTAACTACATAATATGAATATATACAAACTACAATACACAGACAAAGCAACAGGAGATGCTGACTTACTATCTAAAGGTACTTATCAAGTAGTAACTGAAGAGGGTGTTACTCAAGATGTTTACACTAATGGTACACAAGCTATAGTTTACATAGGACAGATAGTAGAGATACCAGGAACGTATGATCCTGATGGACACGAGATAACTCCTCCTGTTTATTATACTGGAGTATATTACGACTTAATGACTACAGAAGAATTTGACTTTGGAACTAATGAGATATTTCCAGTAGATTGCGTACATTCGTTTGCAGGATATGAGAAAAATGCTGAAGGTACTGACATTGATCCTGAAGAACTAGAAGAATTAATAATAGAATAAAATGGAAAATATACTAAGTGTAGATTTATCAAGCGAAACAAGTCCAGTAGTACAAGAGGTACGAGGTAGGGATTATATAGAGTATGGTACTGAGGATTACAAAAACCTTTACCCACAGTTCTTAATAGACCTTTACTATAATTCTAGTACACATTCAGCCATCATTAACACAACTTCGGAGATGATTGCAGGAGAGGATATAATAGTAGAAGAAAGCGAAAACTTAGAACAATTTGTTAAACTAAAAAAATTCTTTGCAGAAGCTAATGGTAAAGAAACACTACACGAAGTAATTAAAAAACTTTCATTTGACTTTAAACTACAAGGTGCATTTGCTATTCATATTATTTGGAATAAAGCTAAAACAGAAATAGCTGAGATTTACCACGTACCTGTAGAGAGAGTTAGAGCATCAAAACCTAATGCTATGGGTGTAGTAGATTGTTATTATATAAGTGCAGATTGGAGTAATACACGAACAAACAAACCAGTAAAGATAGCAGCATTTAATACTAAGGATAGAACTAATCCTAGTCAGTTATTATATAGTGGCTTGTACAGTCCTAATATGGACATCTATCATACTCCTGATTATCTTGCAGCAAACAACTGGGCATTAGTAGATCAAAGAGTTGCTGAGTTTCATTTAAATAATATATCTAATGGTTTTTCAGGAAGCTATATGATTAGTTTTGCTAACGGAGTACCGACACAAGAGGAGAGATTTCAAATAGAGAGAAGTTTAGCAGAGAAGTTTACAGGTGCTAGTAATTCAGGAAAGTTTGTATTGACTTTTTCAGATGATAAAACTAGAACTCCTGAGATTACTCCAATTACTGTAAGCAACGCAGACAAGCAATATCTTGCGTTACAAGAACTTTTAGTACAAAACATACTTACAGGTCATAGAGTTACTTCTCCTATGCTTATGGGTATTAAAAACGATACTGGGCTAGGTTCTAATGTAGATGAGATGAACGCAGCATTTGAGATATACTTAAACACAGTAGTTGTACCTTACCAAAAACACATATTAAAAACTCTATCTAAAATATTTGAGGTTAATGGTATGAACTTACCAATATCTTTCGTACAAGCTAAACCTATTACTTCTAAGTTTACAATAGAAGATATGAAAGAGGTAATGACACAGGATGAAATTAGAGCAGAACTAGGTCTAAAACCTTTAGCAGAAGAAGAACTAACGGCAGAGGATGATAACTATAACTTAGAAAAAGTAGGTACAATAGTTTCTGATGGTAAAGAGTTACCATTATTTGATAGTATAGAAGAAGCTGAAGCTGAAGCAGAAAGGTTAGGATGTAGTGGGCATCACATACATACGCAAGATGGTAAAGAATACTTTATGCCGTGTGCAAACCACGAACAAATAACTAGCTTAAAAAAATGCGACTGTAATGAAAAAAAAGAAGATTGCGACAAGAAATGCTATGAAGATGTAGATATGATAACTCCTAATCCTTGCACAGCAGGATATGAACCTATAGGACATAAAATTAAAGATGGTAGAAAAGTACCTAACTGTGTACCTATAAAAGCTAAAACTGAGTTAGATGCTTTCTTAGAAACTGTTGAGGATATACCTGAGGGTTGGGAACTAATAGATGAAGAAGTAGTAGATGGAGAACACGCAGACTTTGACTTTGAAGAAGAACTAAATCAGATAGCTGCCGAGAAGATAGAGTTAGCTACTACTGGAGTTGCTAGACCTGATAGTAAATCTGAGCAAGATGGTATATCTAAAAAGACATACGATTACTACAGAGTAAGATATGTATATGCACAAGATAACTTCTTAACTAGAAAGTCAGGTAAAAAAAGAGATTTTTGTGAAAAAATGGTAGCTGCTAATAAACTATATAGAAAGGAAGATATAGAAAGAATGTCTACTAAGAGAGTTAATGCAGGTTGGGGTAAAGGTGGTGCAGACACTTACGATATATTCTTATATAAAGGTGGTGGTAATTGTCATCACTTTTGGCTAAGACAAATATATAGAACTGAACTAGGTATATCTGTAAGTACAAAGATTAAAGATGCAGATTTAGTAGGATATACTAAAGCTAGATCAGAGGGGTTTACTGCTAAGAAAAACGATAAGAGAGTAGCTATAGCACCTAAAAGAATGAAGAATAACGGATTTGTAAAAAAGAGATAATATGGCATACGTTTTATTTATATCAGAACAGAAATTAGTAGACAGTACAAGTATATATGGTTCAGTAGATAGTTCACTATTACTTCCTTATGTACGACAAGCACAAAGACTGTACTGTGAAACTAAGTTAGGTACTAAGCTAACGCAAAAGTTAAAAGATTTAATTAAAGACAATGAAGTTAATAATGTAGGTAATGAATACTATAAAGAATTACTTAACGACTATATAGGAGATTATCTTCCTAACATGGCTTTATATATGGCTATACCTTTTTTAAGATTTAAAATAGAAGCAGGGAATATATACTCTAAAACTTCTGAAACAGGAGTAGCTTTAACTACTGCCGAAGCACAACACATAAGATCAGAAATTTTAAATACTGGAGAATATTTTATTGAGAGAATGATAGACTTTATTAAAAACAATATTAGTCAGTTTCCTGAATACAATCTTAACAGTGGCTCAGATGTATCTCCAGACGGCTCAGGTTTTTCTTATTTAGGAATGAATTTAGAAAGACCAAAAGGACAAGGAGATAAGATAACACTAAGAGATTTTCTAACTCCTGATCTAACATAATGAAGAAAAGATATAAAGTAAAGGAAGTTAATAAGACAAAACTAAAATCATATTTAAAAAATGCCAATACAAAAAACAGTACAGGACACTCTAGAGGTCGCAACGGTCAACGGAACAGTTCTAGGATTAACGACATTTTCTAATATAGAACTAGCTTTAAAGATTATTCTGCTAGTGGTATCAATAGCTTATACTATAGACAAGTGGTATAGTCAAAAAAAGAAGAATGGCAAAAAATAAAATATACACAGTAGTTAAAAAAACACGTACTAAACGTAAAGGAGTACATTCAAAAAATGCTTCCAAATCCCAAAATGCTTTTAAAAAACAATCAAGAGGACAAGGTAAATCTTAAACTTGTTCGTATGATATGTACTGATAAATCTACTATAGGTAGGTTGTATCTTAACAAAGAATATGTATGTGATACGTTAGAGAATCCATATATAAACAATGAACGTAACATAAGTTGCATACCTGAGGGTACTTATGATGTTAGGTTACGTTTAGCTAGAGAGAGTGCTACAAGAGATTACTTACATCTTTTAGTACAAGAAGTACCTAATAGAAGTTATATATTGTTTCATAGAGGTAATACTGCTAAAGATACGTTAGGTTGTATTCTAGTAGGAACGCATAATGAACAAGACTTTGTTAGTAATTCAAAAGATGCTATGGATTTATTAATAAGTGAAATACTTAAATTAGGTGGCGAGAATATTAAATTATCAATTAATAAAAAATAAAATGAAAAATTATTTAATTTTAACAATTTTAAAATCAAAAAAAGTGTGGTTTACAATAGCTGCAATCATTGTACCATTTATAGCAAGATCATTAGATGTAGATGAGGTTCACGTTAGCGAAATGTTTTGGGCTTTAGTAGGATTAACTGGCGCACAAGGTTTAGCAGATAGTGGAAAAAAGTAATAGATACAGATTAAAACCACACGAGATAAAAGTCCTACAAAAACTGCGAGAGCAAGAAGTCAGTAACGTATTAGTAATAGGAGACTTGCACGAACCTTTTTGTTTGGATTCTTATCTTGATTGGTGTATAGAACAATACGATACCTATAATTGCACGGAGATAGTGTTTATAGGCGATATAATAGACAATCACTACTCTTCCTATCACGAGACCTCTGCTGATGGTATGGGTGGCTTAGATGAGCTAGAATTAGCTATTAAGAGAATATCTAGGTGGTATGATGCTTTTCCTAAAGCAACAGTTATAATAGGTAACCACGATAGATTAATTATGAGAAAGGCACAAAAAAGTGCAATACCGAGTAAATGGATCAAGTCTTATAAAGAAGTATTAGAAGTACCTAACTGGAACTTTGTAGAAAGATACGAACTTAATGAAGTACAGTATATACACGGAGAGGGTGGTACTGCAAGAACTAAATGCAGAGCAGATATGATGAATACTGTTCAAGGACATTTACATACACAATGCTACACAGAACACTATGTTGGAAAGAATTTTAGAGTATTTGGTACACAGGTAGGTTGTGGTATAAATCACAAGTCCTATGCTATGGCTTATGCTAAATATGGAAAGCGACCTGCCGTAGGTTGTGCAGTTATTCTTAATAATGGACAAACTCCATTAAACCTTTTAATGCCCTTATAATCAACACCTTACATATATTAACATTCTAATTGTTAATAACTTATTTAATTACTTTGTTAATTGTTAAGTTAATTAATTGTATATTTGCTTTATAATTAAAAACAAAAACAATGAAAACAAAACTTTTTACAAAATCAGAAATAATTGAACATATAAAAACAAATACTATTTGGAAAGATGCTCAATTTTATGTAACTAAACAAGGAGATTTAACAATGTCATTAGATGGGGACTTTGTTGATCATACTTGGAAAGCAGAAACTTTTATAAATAAATAAATAATAAGGGGGTGTAAAAACCCCCACTTAAAACAAAAACAAATGGTATTAGAAAAACGTAAGTTAAGATTAGTAAGTAAAAGATTTAAAAATATATTATTAAATATAATATTTTTTATAATTGTAAGTATAGGATCAGTAGGTTTATTAATGTTGGGTGGTTTATTAGATAAAATATAATGGATAGAATACCTACACCTACTCCCTTAACTGATAAAGAATATGATCAGTTACAAATTCAACACGAAAAAGAAAGACAAGAAAGATTATCTTTATTAGATGACAAAGTCGTACAAGCTAAACTATATTACTATAGAGGAGTAAGACAAGCTACTACTAAGACTCAAGAACATTTAGTAACTGACCATAATCACAAACCTTTATTTACAGCTGATTTAGATTTAGATGCATATGGTACAGCTGTAGTAGTAGGAACTGATAGACAAAGATGTGAAGATGATACCTTTGATAAAATTACTGGTATCTATTCTTTAAATCTTACAGACGATATGTTAGAAGCATATAAAGAAAACAATAATCAATTAATAATTTTTAAATAATAAATATGAAAACGAGTAAAATCAAAACTGTAGTTAGTATAAAACCACATCAAACAGAAAAATATGGTACAACTTTCTACCATAATTTAGAAATGGAAAATGGAGATAAGATTAACATAGGTAAAAAGAAAGAGCAAAAAGTAGGTTGGGAATTATCTTATGAAATTACAGAACAAGGACAACATGAGTATAATAAAGCTAGAGCAGTTGCACCTGAATCTTTTAATAAATCTAATAACTATACACCATCTAATTCTTCTAATGATGATAGACAATTACTTATAGTTAAACAGTCAAGTATAAAAGCAGCAGTTGAATTTGATAATCAATGCACTATTGAAGATATGTTAAAAAATGCTGAAATAATTAAAGACTGGGTAATGGGTACTGATGTGCAAAAGAAAGTAGATAAAGTTGCTAAAGCTTTCAACGATAAGTTTGCAGATGAATCTGATGATTTACCTTTTTAATATGACAGATAGAGAAAAATTTGAAACCATTTGCGACCTTACTACTAATACAGTAGGGTTGCAACAGGGTTCTTTATCTTATAATACTAGAAAGCAAGAGATATTAGTACCTAGAATGGTAGCATCTAACATAGCTATCTTGACTAAAGACATTCACGTTACTGTAATTGCAGATATAATTAAAAAGGATCGTACTTCTGTTATGCACTACAGAAACACGCATAAACAAAACTATGCAAGTTTTCCAGTTTATAGAGATACGTTTAATAAAGTTTTTACTGCATACAACGAACTAGAAAAGATAAAGTTAGTATTTTCAGAAAAAGAAGAAATGATAAGACATTTATTAGATGCAGGAGTTAAGATTGTAGCTAAACCACAAGTAAAGATTAAAGTAATAAGTGGTAAGTGTAAATACTTAGTACCTACTAACTATTTGGATTTCTCAAAAAATATTGATATAATTAAAGATTCATTAAGACAATATGATTACACATACGACATTATAACAATATGAAAGAATTATTAAGTAGTACTGCATTTTTAGTAGTGAATAAAACATTAGCTAAGAACATAGGTTTAAAAGAAACAGTATTATTAGCTGATCTAATTAGTAAAGAAGAATACTTTATTAATAATGGAATGACTAATGGATGGTTTTTTAATACAGAATCTAACATACAGAAAGATACAACACTAACTCCATACCAACAGAGAAAAGCTATTAAAACTCTTAAAGAGCATAATATAATAGAAACTAAACGTATGGGAGTACCTGCTAAACAACACTTTAAGATAAATGAAGAACAAGTTGTGAAGTTTCTTAACAACAAGTTATTAAGTAAATCAACAACTATTAATAATAATAAAGAAATAACATTAAATAATAATATATCTATAAAAGAAAAATTTTTAAATGATGTTATGGTTTTAGATTTTTCTGAAGAAATGAAATTAGACTTTATTAATTACTGGACAGAGAAAAGTTCTGATAGATTAAATGCTAAGATGAGGTATCAGAAACAAGCTACCTTTGATGTTAAGTTGCGACTTGATCGTTGGGCGAAAAATTCTGCTAAGTGGAATACAAAGAAAGCAGGTACATCTAAATTAGATGCACAGATAGATGAATGGCAAAAAGCAAAGAGTTTACTATGATAGATGAGTATAAGGAGAAACTATACCTAGAAAAGTTATATAAAAAAAATACTATAGATTTGGATAACTATTTTAAGTATAGTGGTAAGTTAGAAATTGGTAATAAATTTAAAAGAGTAACAGAGGAATATACTTATCAAGTAAGAACCTATATAAAAAATGATATGAGTAAGTATAAATTAAAAAACTATAGAAAATGAAAGAATTAGATTTTAACGAAAACATTATAGAAGATTTAAATTTAACTGAATTACAAATTTTAAATATTATTTCTAAATGGTACACAAATGGTATGATGCACGATATTATATGGGATTGTGAGTGTAGAGAATTAGATGAAATAGTAGAAGATTTATTTTTTGAAAAATTAGAAGAAGAAAATTTAATGAGAAGTATAAAATTATGAAAACACTACAGGAAGAAAACATTAAGGAACTAACAGAAAAGGTCTTAGACTTAGTAGCAAAGACATCAGTAGAGTTAGGACACAGAGCAGATGCTAAATCAATGGCATCATTATCTAAAATATTTGCAGAGGACTTACAAAAAGAAAATAGATTTAGAAGAATGACATTTAATCAAATAGAGGATGCTTTTCACATAGGAGTTAGATACTCTGACTTTGATCCTTATATAAATATTAGAACATTTTTTAAATTCATTATAATTCATAAAAAGAAAATTAACGAAGCTATTTACAAAACAGAAACACTCAATCAAAAAAATGTAGAATTTTATCAACCACCTTTAAAACAATTAAAATGAAAACAATAACTATAACTAAAAATGAAATAAAAACTGCTACAGATGCAATTAAATGGCATTTAAAAAACTATGGACATATAACAAGTTTACAAGCTATTAAATTATATGGTGCTACACGACTAGCTGATATAATATATAAGTTAAAAAAACAAGGTTATACTATACATTGTGAAAATTTAGAATTTACTACTAGATTTAATATAAAAACAACAGTAGCTCAGTACCTGTATTTTAAACCTACACCACAGTTTGAAGAAAAAAAAATAATGTGGGGTTAAAATGAAAATAAGACAAACATCAATAGACTGCTATAATAAAATTAAACAAGAGGGATTGTTAAGTAAGAGAAGATTAGAAGTTTATGAAGCATTATTATCTACTGCACCTTGCACATCTTCTGAAGCAATAAGAAATGCCAAAACTACATTTGGAGTATTTGGAGTTAGTTCAAGGTTTACAGAACTTAGAGATTTAGGTGTAATATATGAAAAAGGAGAAAAAAAATGTAGTATTACTGGCAGAAATGTAATAGAATGGGATTTAACAGATAGACTTCCTGTAAATGTAAAAAAAACTATTAAAACTAAAAAGCAAAAAATTAATGATGCTTTAAATTTATTGCGTGTACTATACAAAAATAAAGATACTAGCACTAATGAAGATTGGACAAAGGTTGCTAATCTAATTAAGAGTATATGAAAAAGACTGTAAGCAAACTAAAGAAAGAGTTAGACAAATGGTTTAGCTTATACATTAGATTAAAAGATTGTAATGAATATGGAATGGTACAATGTTATACTTCAGGTAGAGTTTATCACTATAAAAAAATACACGCAGGACATTTTATTTCTAGACGTCATTTATCAACTCGTTGGCTAGAACAAAATGTAAAACCTCAGTCAGCAGCAGATAATTTATTTGGTCAGGGAGAGCAGTATAAATTTGGTTTACATTTAGATAGCGAATATGGATTAGGAACTGCTGAAGAATTACAATTAATAGCAAGACAACCTTTTAAAATGATGCGTATAGATTATGTAGAGAAGATAAGTTATTACAAAGACCTTGTTAATAAAATAAAAAAGGAAAAGAATATAGAATGAAAAATTTTCTATATTTGGATATGACCAAACCAATATTTGCAAATACTACACACCAAATAGTTGTTAATGACTATTTAAACTTAATGCTAACATTTGCAAAAGACATATCTACTAAAGCAAAGTTTGAAAATTTTAAAGAGGTTTTAGATTGTGTTTTAGAATATCACAATAGTTATGGCGAAGATGTTTCAATGGGAAATTGGAATGATTGGTTAATGATAATACCTATTAATACTTCTGTAATGGTTAATGGATATTTTGCAGGAATACAAACTAAAGGCAATTTAGAAATAGTTAGGTCTTACAAAGTTTTGTTAGATAATGCTTTAGAAGTTTTGGTAAATGATTTGCGAGAAATAGAATACAATAATGAATAAAGTTTATGAAGCAGTAGCAGATTGTAGAAAGACATTTGTAGAGATGTCCTTTGCTTTTACTCACGATATAAACGAAATAGAAGAAGCAGTACAAGAGTGTTTAATGTATTTTTTACAAATGAATCCTACAGTTTTAAAAGACATATACGAGAAAGATGGACAGAAAGGGTTAATAAGATATGGTGCAGTAGTTTTAAGAAGAAGTTTTACATCAGTAAGAAGTCCTTATTATTATAAGTATAAGAAATACTACACAAACTTAGATGCACAGGCAAGTACATTAACTTACGACATAACAGAAACTGGAGAAACATCTAATGAAAAGAATCTATACAATATACCTAATCCTGAAGAATATAAACAATGGCAAAAGCTAGAACTTATAGATCAAGCATTAGAAGATGTTTATTGGTATGATGCTTCGGTATTTAAGTTATATTACTACGAGGGTAACACACTTACTGGACTAGCTAAAAAGACAGGCATAAGTAGAAATAGCTTGTTTACGACT